TGGTCAGTTCCACTCATCGCAGTGCAGGCACACTCCGTAGTGGTTGTCGTGCAGGTAGGGGTCGAGCTCGTGGTCCTCGCAGTAGTCGTACATGGCGATGGCCTTTTCCCAGGAGTTGTAGTGCTGGTAATTGACGGTGCCCTGGTCCGCCGGGAAGACCTTGCCTTCGTAGGACACGGTGTAGTGAACGTCCTCCCAGGCTTCGCTGCCATCGGTGTACTCCACCATGGCTCCGGTATCGTTGCCGGGCTCGGGAAGGGCAGCGGCGAGCTCGTCGCTGTAGTCGTTCTCGCCCAGGAACATGTCCACCGCACCGCACTCGAACAGGTCGAAGCGGACCAGACCTGCCTCGTGATAGAACCTCTGGGAAGCATGCTCGGGGGAGTGCGCATAGAGGAAGTATTCCTCGCCGGTGGCCTGGTCCACAGCCAGGTATTTCTTGTCGTCCTCGCAGGTGTAGACCTTGCGCTCGTACTGGGCCAGGATGTCGGCAGTGTAGTCAACGGTGCAGGTGTCCTGCTCCCAAATGAAGGCGGCCCAGGTGTCGGGGATGTCAACCTCGAAGTCGTGGTCGCACTCGTTGCACCAAGTCCGGTATCCGTAGTCCAGGGTCACGTCGTCCGGGAAGATGGAGAACCGAGTGCCGCACTCGGGGCAGGTGACCATCATGGGCAGCAGTCCGGTCAGCTTGTAGCGGATGAACTGCAGGCCGGTCATGCTGACCTGGCCAACCTGGAAGGCCACGGACCCGTCCGGGTACCGCTCGTTGATGGCACCCATGTTGACGATTCCGCCATCGATGACGACAGCGGCCAGGGACCGCTCGTACTTGCGGATGTGGTGCCCGTTGTAGGTGGTGTCCAGGATGACCTCGTTGTCGTAGGGGTGCTCGCAGATGGTCCGGCAGGCGGACAGGATGTTGGTGAGCTCGTTAGTCATGATGTGTTCTCCTCTCTGGGGCTTGGCCCCGGTCAAAAGTGCTGGCCCGTATCGGGTCAACCTACTTCGTAGTATAGCACCAATATGGGCAATGTCAACCCCTTTTTAAGAAAAATTTTGCACAATCTGAGCAGAAGTATATACTTATTAAAAAGACAAAAGCCCGGGCCGCAGGACCAGTGGAGACTGGTCCAGACCCGAGCTCGGACCGTCAGATGGCAGTGGTAGACCCATAAACGGGACACTTCGTCAGACGCAATGAGAGCCTCTGTGGGAGCGTTTTGCCAGGGCTGTGTCTTTATATTCCCCCACCTTCAAAACGCTCCCAGAGCATTTTCCTCAACATGCTGTCGTAAACATTCCAAAACCTTCAGACAATGCTCAGAATGAGTACGTTTATCCCCAGAAGTATGTGCAGAAATGTGCACAAAATGAGCAATTTTAGAAAAAGCTGTCTATATTTCTGCCTCAATACGAGCCCTTCAGAGGCGCTGTGAGGCGCTGTGATGCGTTTTTGTGTCAGTGAATGTCAGTGCCCACCTGTGATACAGTGTAGGCTGAAGAAGACCAGAGAGGAGGCGAGACCATGCCCCAAGAAGGATATCCCAACCTTATCGGAGCCGGTGACAGAACACCGGAGGAATACCGGGCCAATGGCGTGAAGGCAGGCGTCGCCTCTGGCGAGAGCCGCCGCCGCAGGAAGACCTTCAGAGAATCCCTGCTGATGATTCTGTCCATGCCTGTGGATGACCCGAAGGTGAAGGCCATGCTCGAAGAGCTTGGTCTGGACCCGTCCTTCCAGACAGCTATTGATCTGGCACAGGCGAAGGTGGCGGCCAGAGGAGACACTGACGCTGCCCGGTTCATTCGGGACACGGTGGGAGAAAAGCCCACGGAGCAGATGGAGATTGGCGGCCTTGTGGACCGGCCCATCCAGACCATCGACATGTCCAAGCTCACGGATGAACAGCTTCGGCAGCTTGCTGCCGCACGTACCGCAGGTACCTGACGGTTGCACTGCCGTTGCACCACCAGAGGACCAGTGCCGAAAAGCTCTGGTCCTTCAGTGCATCCCGGGCTCGTGTTACCTTTCCTACCCAGAAAGGACACCGGCACAGGCACCGGCGGCAGGGGCCCGGAGGACCAGAGCTCTGGCCCCGGCGGCAGGGACCCGGAGGACCTGCACCCCCGGCCCGGCCCCTTACATTTAAAAAGAGAAACGGTCCGCCGCCGCCCCGGCCACAGCGCCGCCGCCCCGGGCCGGGGGTATTTCGGACAGCGCCCCCGGCAGGGGGTCCACTTTTTCAGATGGACCGCATGCTCGCGGAACGCCCGGGCGGATCCGCCCACGGGGTCCCCCGTGCGCCCGATCGCGGGCGGGCGTCGCGGGATCACACTATACCATGCAAATGTGAGCATACCCACGGGGTGTAGGGGGTGGTTTACATAAAGTGAACTACTCCGAAAAAGGGGACCCGCGCTTTCCAAATATATTTTTCCCGTATTCCGCAGGCGGGAGGTCAGTATCTTCGGCTGGCTCATAATCAGTTTCAAATCGGTGCAACTCCGATGCCTGCAACCAAATAACTGAGGCGGCTCAGTTCTCGATTGCCCGGCCTACCGTATTAGTCTGGGGGTCTTACAACCGCCACACTTATTCAGGGAACTCCCATAAAGGCCACCCACTATCCGGGTTGAGCAAATCGGTTTTCCCTACAGTGCTGCAGACCCCGACACGCCTACCAACGGTGCGTACCATGTCGGGGTCGTCTCACATACAAACCCGCGCCGGATCACCGATCCAGGCGCATCAACTTATCTCCAAAGGAGGAACAAATCATGGTTCGTCAAATCGTTTATCAGCAGGCCATCGACAAAGCCTACGCTGAGTTCGCCGGACTGCACGACGACGAAAAGCCCACCGCCAACTTGGTGACCGGCTCCGTTTTCGTTGAGGTCGATACCGGCGCGGTTTTCCTGTTTAACGAGGAAGCCGCCGCCGGTTCCGAGTGGGTCGAACAGTTCAGCCTGCAGCCTTCCACGTAAGGAGGCTGGCAGCATGCGAAACTGGTCCACACTCAAGCGCCTGATCTGGCTGAAAGCTACCGCCTTGTCCGGTGGTGGTCTCCCGTCCGAGTACAAACGTGTGCTCGGGTACAGGTGCAACAACAACGCGATGTGGAAGATCACGGACTTCAAGCTCCGTGGCTCCGACACGGTGCGGATCTCGTTCTCGGTCACTGCGGCGTGTAACGTGTTCGGGTGCTATCAGGGAACGGATGCCGATGACAACTACGACCTTTATGCGTCCACCTCGTCCGGCGCTAAGTATTTTCGCTATGGCAACGGAACGTATCTGTCTTACTGGTCGCCCACAAACATCGACAAGCGTTTCGATGTGGTATTCACGCCGACCGGAACGTCAGGCATGCCGCAGGACAGCACTTGGTCTGAGATGACGTTCGAGTCGGCCAACGACATGCTGATCGGCTCCACAGCTCTGTCGAGTACATCGGCCAAGCTGAAGGGCGATATATACGGCGACATCATCGTGGATGGTCGGCTGCATCTTATCCCATGTGAACGTGTAAGCGATGAAGTACTGGGTTGGTACGACACTCACTCCGGGACTTTCTTTGAACCGTATTCCGGGTACGCCGGAGCGGTCAGTCTCGGTTATGCTGAATAAGGAGGTAACATACACATGAAAGAAATTGACTCCCAGCTCTACGGCTTCAGCTACGAGCTGGATAAGACTTCCGAAGACAACGGAACCACCTGCTTCGCCGTAGACACCGGCACGATCTTCGTCGCGTTCGGCGGGATCTGGTACGAGCAGCCGGTCTACTGGGCGGCTCAGCTGTCCGTCACCGACGACGACGTGTACGGCTACAGCTACGAGCTCTTCTCCCACACCCCCTCCGCCGACCTCGACATGTTCAACGCCATCGACACCGGCGACAGGTACGTGGCGTTCGGCGGTCTGTGGTACAAGCAGCCCGTCGCATGGTCCGCTCCCGCGCAGGGCGGCGGAGGCGGCGGGTCCGATCTGCCCGAGGTGACTGCTGCCGACAATGGGAAAGTCCTGTCCGTTGTGTCCGGCGAGTGGGACAAGGATACCCCGCAGTTCGTTATCAATATCACGTATGACTCTACTGCGGAGAAGTACAAGTTCAACAAGACCCCCAGCGAGATCAATGCCGCATGGTCTGCCAAAAAGCAGATTATCCTCCGCAACGAGGACGGATACGACTGCGACCTTGTTGCCTTCGGTGAACTGGTGATGGAGGGCAATTACACGGCTTATGTCCTCGATTTTTACAAGCAGCTTAACGGAGGCTCTTTCGCGAGGGCGTTCAACGCTACGTCCGAGAGTGGTGTTATCTACGAGTTTAGCTCTACCCCGTTCACCGAAGCCCCTAACGCGCTCGTCGTAAACGGTGAGTACGACGGTGAACGGAATATCCTTGTTATGTACAAGACGTGGCAGGAAATCCGTGGCGGCAATTATTCCCTCGTCCGCATCGAAAACCAGTACGAGGAATATGTTGATTATTACCAGATTTATCATGTCGCATACACCGGGAATGATGGGTATGTTGTCGATGTCAAATATCTTGACACGGGGGCGACTCTGCGCTTTATCGCTGCCAGCGAAGACTCTTACCCGGAGTACACCTATCCCGGCGGCTGATACCTACCTAATCAATAAGGAGTCACAACCATGACTTCCGCCCTGCCACCAATGAACGAAGACCTGAATATCATCAACGCCGAGCTGGCTCTTCGTGAGCTGGCCCGGCGTTCTTTTGCGGACTATTTGGCTTACTCCACACCCGGGTGGATCCCCACCCGGTTCTCCACCTTCCTCGCCAATCAGGTGCAGGATTTCGTCTCGCGCAACACGGGACATGCGTTTGACATACTCATCATCGAGACTCCACCCCAGCACGGCAAATCCATGACCGTGACCGAAGCCTTTCCCTCTTGGTACATGGGCACACATCCCACCCACCGGGTCATCGTCGCCTCCTATAACGAGGAGACAGCCAACCGGTTCGCCCGGAGAAACAAAGACAAGATCACGCAAGTCGGCGCGAATTTGTTTGATATCTCCATTGGCGACGTGAACCAAGCGGCCACGTTCGAGCTGTCCAACCACCAAGGCGCGATGATCAGTCGCGGTCTGTTGTCCGGTATCACGGGCAACCCGGCCAACCTGATCATCATCGACGACCCCATCAAGAACAGGGTGGAGGCTGACTCGGAGACGATCCGCGCCCGGGTATGGGAAGAGTGGCAGAACTCGATCAAGTCCCGACTGTCTGCCGGGGCGAAGATCATCGTCATCATGACCCCGTGGCACGAGGACGACCTCGCCGCGAGGATCCTCGCCAAGGAGCACAACGTCACCCTGCTCCGCCTCCCGGTCGAGGCTGAGGAGGACGACCCGATGGGACGAGCCCCCGGTGAGCCTCTCTGCCCGGAGCTGGGCAAGGACGAGGAGTGGCTGCACGACTTTAAGCAGAGCTACATCAAGGACCCGGACGGAGGCGCTCGTGCGTGGGCGGCTCTGTACCAGTGCTCACCCCGGGTAGAGGAGGGCAACCTCATCCGCCGCTCGTGGTGGAAGTACTACGACCCCAGAGAGGTGAAGGTATTCGGCGCGGAGATAATCTCCGTGGACGCTACCTTCAAGGACAAGGACGACAACGACTTCGTTGCCATCAGCGTCTGGGGCAAGCGTAGGAACGACTACTACTGCCAGTACGTCCTCAACAAGCACCTTAACTTCTTGGCCACGCTGCAGGCGATACGCACGATACGGCAGCTGTTCCCGAGGGCGATGACGGTGCTGATCGAGGACAAGGCAAACGGCAGCGCGATCATCAACGTGCTGCAGCAGGAGATGTTCTGCATCCCGGTCAACCCACGAGGCGGCAAGGTGGCGCGGGTCAATGCGGTCAGTGCCGCCATCGAGTCCGGGCATGTCTACCTCCCGATGGGCGCGGTGTGGGTGAACGACTTCGTGGATCAGTTCTCGGCGTTCCCCAACGCCCCACACGACGACATGGTGGACTCCGCTTCCCAGGCTCTGTCTTATCTCCTCTATGCGTCCGGCGTGACGGAGCTGCCCGAGCTGCCTGAGGAAGAGCAGTTCGTCCAGCGGGAGGAGAAGGCATTTCTTGATAACGAGACCCTATTCAATCCGTATGAGGAGGAAACAGCATGGCAACGCCTATCATCGCCAGCGCAGTGACCAAGGTCGTGCAGCTGGCTGTTAGCTGGAAGGGCAAGCGAGACGAGATCGTTGACATCTACAATAACTGGTACATCGCCCATCCCCCGGCCCCCCGCCACTACCGCGTCAAGTACGAAGATCAGCTGTGCGCCACTGGGGTGTCGGCCTTGTTCCTCGCCCTGGGCGAGAAGTTTGCCGCCATCGTTCCCGGTGAGTGCGGGGCCCAGCAGCTCTTTGACAACATGAAAGCTCTGGACCGTGGCGTGATCGACCGGAACCGCACCCCCAACGTAGGAGATCTGATCTTCTTCGGACCCAGCAACGGACGTATCCAGCACGTCGGCATCGTCACGGAGCTCGGGAACAACAACAAGCAGATCTACTACTACGACATTCAGTCCACCTGGGGGCGCCACACCTGTCCGGTCGGGTATTCCTGGATCAAGGGATACGGCATGCCGGACTACGCTTCCATCGACGCCGTCGATCCCGCTCCCTCTCCTGTCCCGTCCCCGACCATCAAGGCGGGAGATCTGGTGCGCATCAAGGAGGGGGCCAAGTGGTACAAGGGCTACACCATTCCCAAGTCCGTGATGGATGACCAGTGGTTCGTGATCCAGAACGTCAACGGACGTGCTGTGCTTGGCGAGAACATCAAGCACACCAGGAACATCATCAGCCCCATCCACG